GCCCTAGCCCCCGCCGCCGTCCCAAGCGTGAGAAGGACGGCGGGGGTGGGTCAGTTCTTAAGAGTTACTTGTTGATGACCATGAATCCGACCTTATAGACAGATGTCATGGCCGAGCTGGCATGGACGTTGCGAACGCGGATTGTCGCAGAGCCAGCACCAGGCTTAACGGAAAGGACAACGACCTCACCGCCAGTGCCTTCGTCCTCAATCCAAGCCACGACGTGAGAGGTGGCGGAAATGCGGGTGTTGGTAAGGGTGATGGTTTCGGTAGTGACAGCCGCGAGGTTATTCGTCGAGCTGGTGATGGTGCCAGTTGCCTTGCTGATAGTGACTGCATTAGCGTTAGCTGTCTCAGCACCAGTCTCAAGGTTGATGAGGCCAGCCGTGAGCGACAGGTCGCCAGCGGTGATGGTCAGCGCGGCAGTCTCGGCGGCAGTGCCGGCAATGACGACCGCGCCGTCCTTGGCGACGGAGAACACTGCGGCGGCGGCGGTGTCGTCGTAGCACTCGATGTACTTGCCCGTGGTAAGAGTCGCCTCGGTCAGGTCAATCTTGAGCGCGGAGCCAGTGGTCATGCCAGAGGCGACGACGTTGACGACGCCCTGACCAGCGGAAGTGACCGTGCCAGAGGAAGTGACCAAGAGCGCGGAACCAGTCGTCAGGCCGTTCGCGCTGATTTTGGCGATGATGCCAGTCGTGGCGGAATCGGCAGTGATGCCAAGAACGCCAGTCGTGCCAGTATAGACACCAGAGGTGACCAACTTGATGCCTGTGCCGACAGTGGCCGCTCCCATGGCAAGGTTGAGGACGCCGCCAGAGGCAGTGGCGTTAGCGCCGCCGCCAGTGAACTCGGCAACGAAGCCGTTCGTAAGGCCAGTGCCAGATGCACGCAGGAGGCCAGTGCAGGTCGTGGCGGAGTTGCCGACAAGCGACAGAAGCTCGCCAGTGGTGGTAATCGTTCCAGAGGAGCTGATGGTCATGCCCGTACCGGTAGTGAGGGCGTTGGCGACGAGGTTGATTCCAGTTCCTGTCGTCATGGCCGCAAGCGGGATATATACGCCAGTGCCAGTCGTGAGGCCAGACGGAGTAATCGTAACGAAGCTGGAAGTAGTGGAACCAGTGAAGACGCCAGAGCCAGCGACGACGACGACGGAGGCGGTCGTTGCGGTGTCGTTCGTGACCGAGAGCGAGGCCGCGTTGTCGGCGTCTACCACGGTGACGGAACCGTCAGAAAGGAGCAGGTCGCCAGCGGTCAGCGTAAGGGCGTTGGAGCCAGCCGTGCCAGCGACAACCATGTCGCCGTTCTCGGCGATGCTGAACACCGCCGCGCCAGCGGTCACGTCCCAGCAACGCACGTAGTAGCCGCCGTTAAGCGTACCCTCGGTAAGCTCAAGGTGAAGCAACGTGCCAGAAGTGAGCGAGGTCGAGCTGAACTCAACTAAACCAGAAGCGGCAGCGGAGCCGTATGTGGTGACGGTGTTGTTGACGACGGCGAGAGAGGCGGCGTTGTCAGTGTCCGTGACGGTGACGGAGCCGTTGGAAACAACCACGTCTCCAGCGGTGACGGTGAGGACGTTGGAGCCGTCAGCGCCAGTGACGGTGGCGGAAGCGGTCAGCGTGACGGCACCCGTGATGGTGGCCGTCTGGTCGACGGTCAGCGAACCCTTGAGGGTCGTGGCCGTGCCAGCAAGGCCGATACCTAGAGCGCCGCCAGCGGCGTTGATGGTTCCGCCAGATGTAAGCTCAAGGATACCGACAGAGCCAGTCGAGATGATAGACCAAGCGGGGCCAGTGATGTCGTTACCAGTGCCAGAGTTGGCAAGGGTAAGTACAGCGCCAGCGCCCACGTTCGTCTTGTTGAGGGATAGAGCGCCGAAAGCGCCGCCCTGCGTAATCGTCCATGCGCCAGTGGTAAGCGCCATGGTGGCGTCGTTGGCGTACAGCGCCTCCCAAGTGGTGGCGGCGGCACCAGGAGCGCCGATGACGGTATCTACTCCGTCGTAGGTGTACATCAGCTTGCCGTTGGAGGCGACGTACAGCATTCCGTAGGTCGTGGAGCTGGACACGGGGGCGGTGTTCACCTTGTCGAAGGCCACTACCGCGTCATGCACCCTGCTCTTGCTCTTGACGTGAAGGCCGGGAAGGGCGGACACGCGCTTCGCGAAGATTGTCTCGGACATAGTTATTCGTTACCCGTCTCGCCTGCACCGGAACTTGGGAGGACTACGGGGTTATTAAGCTGTTCCTTCTCCTTGGCGCGCGACACTAGGGCCATGAGCTCCGTGCGCTGCGTCTCGCTGGCGTAGACTACGCCCATCATGTCTGCGGCTTCCCGCAGCTCGTTCTTCGTCATTCGGAACACGGGCTTGTCGCCCTTCTTCAGGCATTCCCCGTACTCCTCCAGCGTCACGATGCCGTCGCGGATGAACTCGACGGGAATCTTGAGGACGATTCGGGCGTGCTGCTCCTCCTCCGTCCACGGGATTCCGTGAGCCTTGGCTCGGCCCTGCTCTACCAGTTTTCCCCAGTTGAGGCCCATAATTCAGTGTTGGTTAAATGGGGGAGGGCATGTTTCAGCTTCCTCCCCCATTTTTAACTGTCTACACTGCGCCAGTCGAGCCCCAGACGTAGGCCGGGTAGGCGCGACCGATGGAGTAGTAGTAGTTGAGCTTCCAAATCCAGCTGTTGTTCTCCGTGACCTGCTCGGGGGCGTTCAGCGTCGGGCGCTTCGCCCAGAGGAGCTTGAGGGAGCGGCTGATTTTCTTCGAGTCGTACATGAACCAGTAGGCCGAGGTGTCCGTGCCGTCGGGAAGGGCGGCGAGGCGCGGCCAGACGACCACCTTGACGAGGCCCTTGATGGGGTTGTAGTCGCGGGTGAACTCGCCGGATAGGCCGTCGGAGTTGACGATGCGCATGGCCTCGTCGTACTTGGCCGGGGACACGAGGATGGTGTCGAGCTTGACCGGGCGCATGATGCCGTTGGCGTCCTTGTGGACGAGGGCGGCGGCGCGGGTGGCGACGATGGCCTCGCGGGTCATGCCGACGAGCGTGGTGCCGGCCGGGTTGACGATGAGGTTGCTGAACACGCTGGAGTTCAGGTTGTTGCTGTGGAGGGCGGAGAAGACAGGCAGGCCGTCGGGGCAGGTCGCGCTGACGGACTTGCCGTAGACGTCGGTGTAGTTGCTGGCGCTGAAGCCGTGCAGGAACACGTCGGCGAGGGACTGGTCGACCTTCTCCCACGCGTCCTCCGTGATGGACGTGACCATCGACGTGACCTTCGGGGAGTTGTAGTCGCAGAACTTGCGGGTGCGCTCCGTGACGGTGCACTTCGCGCCGAACTCGCGCTGGGTCCACGTCACGCTGTCGCCCTCGGCCGAAGTGACCTCGGGCAGCTCCTCGCCGTCGGAGATTTCCTTGACGCCGGAGACGCCGTGCTCCATCTGGTACTCGTAGGACCACTTGTCGGAGTCCTGGACGCCGAAGATGGTGGGGCCGACCATCTCGGAAATGCTGTCTGCCGAGTTCTCCGAGAAAATCTCGTCGAGATAGTCGCAGAGCTTCGGGAAGTCTGAACGAAGAATCATATTGCTTGCGTTTTATCTCCCGCCGTTAGGCGATGGCGGGGGTGTTGAAGTGGCCGACGACGATGGAGTTAGCGGCGTCGTAGATGTAGTCGACGTGGAACACCTTGTCGGTCGTGGAGGACAGCTTCACGATGGCGTCGTCGTCGAGGTCGTAGTCGTTGCCGACGTGCGTGGCCTGGACGGGGGTCGTGGAGCAGAGAGCCTTGAACTTCGGGTTGGAGTTCAGGGAGACGACCTGCACGACGGCGGCGCCGTCTGCGCCGGAGTTGGTCTTTGTCTCAAGGGCGAGGTACTCCGCCTCGTCGTCGCCGTCGGCGGCGTTGACGAAATAGCCCGAGCTGTACTTGAGGAGTTTAAATCTGGTGGCGGTGACGCCGGTGCCCATCAGGCCCTCGAAGGAGTCGTTGAGCAGCTTGGAGTCGTTGAGCGGTTCGAAAGCCATAGTTATTTCTTCTTGTACCAGTCCGACATGTTGGTGGTCGGGCGGGCGTGAGTAAACTTCTTCTTAGCGTCGCTGCCGGACTTGCCGCCCGGCTTGGAGTCCGTGTCCGTGATGTCGGACTCTAGGCTCCTTCCCGTCTTCTTCTCGTCGGCATCGCCGCTGTCCAGCTTCCAGCTCCTCACGGCCAGCTTGAGTGCCTTGTGGATGCCTTCCTCGCTGGAACGGTCGACGTTTCTCGGCAGGTAGCCGATAATCTTTCGGTACTGCGCGTCGTCGACGAGCTCGGGAATGAACAGGTCGCTCTTCTCGTCGACCACCTTCCGCAGGACGCTCTTCTCGTTGCGCTTCTGGAGGACCGAGTCGACTTCCGCCTCGATGTCTGGGGCGTCAGCCTTCTTCTTCTCCTCCTTGCGCGAGTTCTTGACGGCAATCAGGTCCTTCATGGCCTTGTCGGCCTTCTCCTCGGCGATTCGCGCGCGTTCCTTGGCCTGTTCGAGGGTCTCCTCTTCGGCCTTGTCCGCGTCGGGCTTATCGTCCTCGGTGATGTCGTCCTTGTCGACGTCCTCGTTAAGCGTCCTATCGTTATTTTCATCCATATCGTTGAAACGGGCTTGTTTTGGCAGGGTTCCCGCGCCCTGCGACTTTATGGATTAAGGTATTCGACTAAAAAGACCCCCTTTCGGGGGGTCTCAATAGCCTCTCTGGGCGCTGGACAGTTCACGAACCAGCGTCAGGGAGGCAATTGCGGCCCTCCGACGTGCTTGTGAACTGTGTTGTGCTCTCTAAAGACCTTCCTTCTCCCTCTTTTTGCGCTCCTCTATGTCAAATTGTACCTTGGAATCGTGCAACAGCGCAAGAAGGGCCATTCTCCTGCCGTAGGCAGTCCAGTATTCCTTCCCCTCTATTCCGCCTCCCATGACTTTCAGCAACTTGTATAGCTCCTTTGATGTGTAGTCCTGAAACTCCTGCACGGGATACAGGCGTGACAGCCAGACGTTGACCCTGTCCTGCTCGAACCCGCGCAAGTCCCTCTTTTCCAAGGGTTTCTGTGGCTCCTTCTTCCTAAAAAAACTGAACATACAGGATTGCCGTTACGGACAGAATTAGAATCGAGGCCAGCACGGCGTTAGTCCTCGCTTTCCTGATTATCTTCCTGCCGACACGGTTGACGGTGAACATCTGGAGGGCGTCAAGGTCGAATGCCTTGAGCTCCATGCAGTCGCGGAAGGATATCGAAACCTGACGCTTCGTGTAGCCCTTGGAAATCAAATAGTCAACCAGCCTGTCGCCCCTGAAAGACTTGACATACCACTCCGACATCGGCCTGTTTGGGTCACGGTCAGTGAAGTTGTCGGCCAGTTTCAGGAACTTGGATTTTGTCAGCAGCCTCATACGGTTACCCTTTCCAAACGCCTAGTTTTCAGTCTTTCGGCAAGAAGCATCCAAGCAGGCTCCTCCAGTTTTTTCGTTAGGCACTCTGCGCACAGGTTCTCAAGAGTTTTTGCGCCACCCATGGACAGCTCAACCTTCAACGACGCGTTTCCGCATGGACAGAGCTCATTTTGATTTTCAGACAGTATCTTGGCCTCATAGGAACTGTCGTCACATGACGCCAGATTATATCCGTACCTCTTTCCGATGTGGTAATCCATACGCTATTTCAGCTTGCCCATGCCCTCAAGAGGCTGGGCGCCTATGCCGATGTTGTCGGTGGTCGGGGTGTAGCCGGCGCCAACGTCTGGGGCGACCGCCGAGGAGGCCTCCTTGTACCTAGCGGGGTCCTGTCCGTACTGCTTAATCATCTCGTCGAAGAAGAGGCGGCGGTTGGCCATGAACTCCTCGGGGAACAGCTTGGCGGAAGTCGTGGTCATCTCGCTGTTGAGGGCCATGTCGATGCCCTTGCCCTTCTGCCTCATGCTGTCGGTCTGTATAGTCAGCTCGTACTCGTAGCCGTCGAGGTAGCCGAAGGGGATGGCCATGATTTCCACGTCAGTGCCCTCGGTCAGCTTGGCCTCCTGCTCCATCACGTCGACGGCGTTGAAAGGCTCGCGATTCTCGTCGTAGCCCACCGTCCTGTTCATCTCCGAAATCTCCTCGGGCTTCCTGACCATCAGGCGCATGGTTCCCGTGCGGCCTCCTGAAATCTGCGCGTTCCTTGAGTTGTACGTCATGCCCCTGCCCTTCCCGTCGGCCTTGGCGTGGTGGGAGATGATGGCGTCGGCGCGTAGGCGCGACTTCTGGAGCCACAGGTCCTTGAGCATGAGGTAGAATATGCCCTTCATCTGCGTGGCGCGGTTGTCGGCAAGAAGGACCTCGCGGGCGGTGGAGCCTGAACCCGCCGAGCCGCCCTGCAACGCGTCGGTGGTGGCGTCGGAGAGCATCTTGCCTACTCTGTCGAGCATGGAGAACTCGCCCTGCGTCGGGCTGTTCACCGGCATGGGCTTGATGGCGTCGACATCCTCGACGTAGACGCGGTCGGAGCCCGTAATCATCCTGTCCTCAAGCTCCATGTCGTCCTTGTTGACGTTGCCCACCAGCATCGGGGTGACGAGGCTGCGGTGCACCTTGTCCAGCATGGAGTTCTCAAGGGCGTTCTCCTCGTCCTGCAATGCCATGACGATGTTGGGCAGGGAGTTGCCCCAGAACATGGGCTTGGCGAACGGCTCGAACACCGTCTTGGCGAACGGGTATTTCTTCTTCTTCCCGCCCCACAGGAGCGGAGAATCGAGGAGCATGACGCCGTTCACGACGATGCGGTAGCACGAGCGCAGCTTCTCCTTTCCCTCCTCGCCCTCAAGCATCCGCTTGGAGTAGTAGCGGACCACCTCGTACTCGTCCTTCTTGGCGCGCTCGTTCCACTTGGTTCCGAAGAAGGCGTCAAGCTCGCCGTTGGTGTGCGCGCCAGAGGCCTGAATCTTGTCGAAATCGGAATATTTCCCGAACTCCGCCGTCAGCTTGGCCCTGTCGTAGTAGTCGACCCAGATGAGCTCCGGCTGCTCCTGAATGTCGGAAATGTAGGCGTCACCGGGAATCAGCTTCTCCACTGGTACGCAAATCTCGTCGGGACGCCCGAGCCCGCCGTCATACTCCTCGTCCACGAACGTGACCTTTCCCGTGACGGAATCGAACGAGGTGACGGTCTCCACCTTTCCTGCCTCCTTCAGCCAGTACTCGTGCCTGATGACCGTGCCGTTTCCGGAACAGTCCCAGCCGTCCATGAAGATGTCCATCTCTGGGTTGTCGCCTGCCGTGAAGCTGCACCTGACGGCCTCGTTGAGCCAGTCGGCCCGCTCCTTGGAGCCCCTGACCTCGGGGTTCCTGCTGGTGATGGAGATGGAGGGCACGTCCTGCGAGACGGAGCCGACGTAGGAGCGGAGCTTATTGCGCGTGGAGCCGGTGAACAGGTTGGCCTGCCACTCCTCCTTGCCCTGCTCGGCCTTCGTGCGGACGTAGGCGTTGAGGCGCTTCTGGCTGTCGTCGATGAACTGCTTCACGTTCCTGTCGTTCATCTCGGGATACGTCCTCTCCATCACGTCCTCAAGAAGAGCGTCTAGACGGTCATAGACGTGCTTGATTTTCTTCGCGTCCTCCTCGTCTGGGCGGTAGTCGGCGGGCATAGGTCAGGGTTATGCGTTAATCATACCCCGCAGGCTACACCATGCGCAAGGAAGAGCCGCCCTTCCTAGCCTGAATCATCTTCTTCTCGCGCATGGCGAGGTAGAACTTCTGCTCCTCCGGGGTCATGGACAGGCTGGACTTGGCCTTGACGGTAGTTCCGGGAAGTTCCCAGCAGGCGAGGGCAAGGCTAAGAACCATGTCGTCGTGCATGGAGGAGGGAGCCTCGGCGCGGTACTTCACGCGGCTGTCCGTAGGGCTGGCGTCGCTCCTGTTCGCCACCCAGCGGAACGACTCAAGCTCGGCAAGCAGAGTCTCGTCGGGAGGCAGCGAAATTCTGTCGTTCTCCATCACCAGCACGAGGTTGTTGATGAGCTCCTCGCGGCTGGGGCCGGTGAAGCGGTATCCCTTGAGCCTCCTGCACGTCTTCTCCAGCTCCTCGCCGACGACATCACCTATGCCGGTGGAATCGTAATGACCCTCCGGCCTGTTGGCCTTGAAGTACTCCGCCTCAATCATGCCCCTCTGCACCGACCACTCAATCCTGTTGAACCTCCTCTGCGGGAGCACGGCGAACTTCGGGAGCGACACGTCGATGACGGTGATGACCGTGTAGTCCGTGTGTTTGGCGAGGTCGACGCCCATGCGATGGACGTGGCTCGGCTCCTGTTTTGGCACGGAGGCGACGAGGCGGCGCGGGTTCCTGAAGACAGTCGCCCCGTCGGCCATGGCCTCGCACTCGAACTCCTGCGCGTATGTCGCTGCTGGCATGGTGCGCGCAATCTCCTCAAGCACGTTCTTCGCCACTATTCCAGACTCGCTGGCCTTAAGAAGAAGCCCATACCAGTTCGGGTCTCCGCTTGTCAGCGCGTACTGGAGCTTGTTCCAAAGGTCGGCCTTGCCCTTTAGGGTACCGATGATGGTGGCCTTCCCTCCGTTCACGCCTAGAATCGGCAGGAAGACCTCGTTCCACAGCTTCGGGTCCTGGTCGTCCCACTCGTCCAGCGCCAGATACCCGATGTCCATGCCTCGGAACGCCTCGTAGTTGTCAGAGCCGGAGACGTAAAGGAACCCGCCGTTGGGGGTCGGGCACTTCATCTCCGAGTTGTTGCGACAGGCCCACACCTCAGGCGGCATGAAGTTCTGTAGCATGTTCGGAGCCTCCCAGATGAGCTTCCGCGCCTGCTCGCGGAACGGTGCGAGGTAAAGCACGTTCTTGGAGGTTAGGAATTTCTGACGCACCAAGTCAGCGGCGACCAGAGAGGTCTTGCGCGCGCGTCGGTGGCACACGAGCACCTTGAACTGCGCCGTAGAGTCCAGAACCGGAAGATACCATGGCGTCTGCTCCGGATGAAAATTAAGGGGAATGCTTACGTCCATATCATTCAGCGGGAACGTCTATGACGGCCTCGACAGGAGGCGCTGGCAAGTTTTTCTTGTCCCCGTTGAATACCATGATGTTGTAGGTGACGCCCTGCGAAAGCTCCTCCCTTCGCGGAGAGAGGTCGGAGTTGGTGGCCTGAACAATCGAGGCGACGAAAGACCCATCCCCGTCCTCCACCTTCTCCATGGCCTTGAGGCGGGAGATACCCTTGAGACGAACCTTCCCGCAGGCGGCGGCGTCGTTAAGCCACTCGGGATTCTTGGACAGCTCGACGGCAAGGAGCCTCATCATGTCCATCGTGTTGATTCCGGCGACGGCGGCGGAGGTGTCCTTGTCGTTCCCCGCCATGATGGAGCGGATGAAGACGTGCGCGACCTCCTCCCAGTTGTCGTCGGTGAGGGGGCGAAGCGTGGGGCGGCGTGGCGGGGGTGGCGGGGGCGGCGAGTCTTGCGAGGCCGTATCCGTAAGGCCGGAGTCAGCCAAGTCCCTATTCCTTTTCCTCATAGCATTGGAGCAGCAGGAAGTTAATCTGCGCCGAAAGGGAGCGCTGGTTCATTTCAGCGTCCTTCTCAATCCTGGCGTACAGGTTCGGCGGAAGGGAGACGGTGAGCCTCATGAGGATACGGGAAAAAGCGAATCAAGCCTTTCCGCCAGAGCCCTCTTCGACTCCGCCATCTCTTCAGCGACGAGTCTCACCCCGAATCCGCTGAACATCATCCCCAACGAGGCTACGCCCTCCGGAGTGGTGACTGCCTTAGACAGCTTGGGTAAGTGACGCTCGAACAGGTACACGCAATGCGAGTCGCCTAGGCTCTTGGACATCTTCCTTGACGGGTCCGCTATCGACATCACCCTAGGGCAGTCAGAGACGAGCGGCCTGACGCGGTATGACAGTCCAGCCCTGCGGTACAGGTCGTTTGCCATCTCGACGTGCTGAAGCTGGTCTTCGCCGACGATGACGAAATCCGGCCTTGAATTTAGGATGTCAGCCGCCATGAGGACTGGATACACGAGAAGCATGGCGTTGGACTCGTCCCCGCCCTTTGACCTGAACTGCGTCATAGAACGCAGAACCCCGAGAGGGCAGTAATGAAGCATGGAAGCAAACAAGGCGGTCGGAGCGGACTGAGACGTGACGTTCCTAAAGCCAAGAAGTCTCAGCTCATCGATCGTCTGGTCTGGAGAGGCGTTGGCATGAAGGTCGGCGACCATAAGCTCCACGACATGTCCGTCTTCCTGCAAAGACAGGGCGGTCTTCAGGACGCCAAGGTAATGCCCTACGTGAAGCCTTCCTGTCGGCTGTATTCCGCAAAGGTATTTCATATGAATTAAGGATAGCAAGATGAGAAACTGGTGTAAAGCGGTGAAGATTGAAATAAAAAAAATAGGGATAAGAGCTTAGTCCCCTTCACCCCCCCCCTCCATATTTGGGTGTGGGGTCGACATCCACTTACCATAATTAATCATAGTAACATATTTCTTACGTCAAAATAATATTACATGAACGAACGTTCAACACTTCATGCCCTCAATGCCCCCATGTCCTGATTCCCCTCTCCCGCCCCTTCCGTTCGTCCTGGGGCAACGTCATGGCTTCCGTGGCCTCTTTTCGTGACCTCATGGCTGATGCATGGCAACACCAATCCGATCAAAATTAAAAGCCGCCCCTGGATTGGGCGGCTCTTGCGTTCAGTCTATCGCTGTATTTTCTCTATCGCGTAGCACCTGATTTTGTTCCTTACGAACGAGTCACCAAAAATACTTGTCATCCTCCTGCCAAAAGTGTTTTTTGTCGCTCGCCCTCTTCCGTATGCGTCCATCACCTCGTCAACGGTCATCGTACGATTCGCGCTTTTCCTATAGTTGTTCAGAAGCCAGATTCCTAACTCGCTGGTTAGCGTCTCCTCCGTCTCGATTTCCTGACGATGGTCTTCAATGTATTTTTTTGCCCTCTCCAACTCTAAATCTCTGTAACCAATCATCGCCTCCTTGAACGTATTGAAACTAACGTCTAGACCGTTGGCTTTAGCTCTCTCGTATTGTTCTCTTGTCGATATCATCCGCATAAGCGACTTGTCTTATGGTTTCTTAAAACTGAATAAATCATAACATATTCTGTTTTATTTGTCTTTAATGTGTTATCCCCATGTGTGTAACCGATAACAGATTACAACTCAATTTTATTTTCTACATGGCTATGTTCTCTTATGGTGCTAACGTTAGCCATTATCTTTTAACGTAGCTGGTTGACAACTGATTGGTCGCTACAAAGGTGTTGTCGACGTCCGACTTATCCCAATTTCTTCGCTAATATATAACATTTTCTTATCCTTTTTTATTGACTTATTAAAAAGGTGTTGTAATCAGTTATCAGTTGCATGTATGTGTATAACTCACTCATATAGTCTATTTCTTATCTAATCCTAGCATACTTGACACGTTATCAAATACATGTTATAGTCTTATCAGATAGGACACGGACAGCACGGCCAAGGCTTCTGAAATCCCCACTCCTCGTCACCGGCTCCCACGCCATGCAGCCACTAGGAGCCACCAGACGCCCCACGCTACCGCCTCACGGCCTCCACAGGCCACGTCAGAGGCTCACAGGCCATCACAATGAACATTGACATTCAAAGAGCGGTCAAGGAGTGAGCTTGACCCTGTGGAAGCCGGGGGCTGACGCTTGGCAGGGACGGACCTTAACAGTCCCTGCCGGACTCACAGCCCCTATGAACACCGAGGAAATCGCCAGCCGCATCGTTAGCCACCTCACCGCCGAGGTCGTCAATTACCTCGCCAACGTGCCGGAAGCCAACGAGCAGGACGTGGAGGACATCAAGGCGCTTCTCATCGGCAAGCTGGCCGTGGCGCTGCTGACCTGAGTGTTCATCCACCGACTTCCCCCGCTCATGGACCCCTAACTCATGGGCGGGAAACGCAATACACGCTATGAACATCCCTAACGAACACTTACCGGCCATCCAGTCCGCCTTGCTCAAGGAGCAACGGAGCCAAACGTCTCTAGCCAAGGCATACCTAAGAGACATCACCCGCCTCCACCGCCCTAAATGGACGGAGGCCAAAAAGGAGGATGCCCGCAAGAGGGCTGCGGAGCACCAGCGCGTGGCAGACATCACCACTGCCGCCATCAACGCCTTATAGTCCTAGATTATCCACCCGCCCCACGGCGGGGCAGAAGCCAGCGCCTCATCAATTCCTAAGAATGGGACGCCGACACGCTGCCCAGATATGACAACCCGCAACCTCATCAAGGCCCGCCTCATGGGCATCAACCAGTACCGCATCGAAAAGCTGAACGCTCCCAAGTATCAACTGGACTTTAACAGCGCATACGGCGGCTATCAGCTCCAGGAGGTCGTCAATGAGCGAGGCGGCATCAGAACCGTCACCGACCGCCTTACGGCCAGGGAGATGCTGGCCTTCTGCGAGGGCTACATGGCCGCTATCGTCTTCTGACCCCCTCACCCACGGACGCAAGCCATATGACCTACCAAATCCAATCATTCCGAGACGGCGACTATCGCCCATTGCAGCTTGACGCCAACCAAGACAGCAAGGAGGTCGCCATATCAATTTCCGTCCGCACCGCTTCGGAGAAGGCGGCGCACGAGTGGCCGAACGCCAAGGCTTCCAGCGTCAAGGTCATCTATGACGTGGCGCACCAGGAGGCCGTAGCCACCTACCGCACCAAGGGCGCATACATGGCCAAGGCCGTCTATGTCCGCATCATCGAGCTTTAATCCACCCCCTCACCTCCTGACGACCTATGAACCCCCTCAAGCTACATATCAAAGAACACCGCTTAGAGCGTGCTGACGGCTCATTAGCCGCCCTACGTAAAGACAGGGGACAGCGTGACGGCTACATCATCGAAACAGTCAGCGACTACCCGCCGCCGCTTGGCCTTCAGTGCGGACGCTACATCAGCAAGCGGCACAACTGGACAAATGATTTTGCGTGGGCTAGGAACCTCAAGGACACTATCATTGACGGACACCTTACCGAGCCAATGCTATCACCTGACGAACAGGCACGGTGGGAAGTCGCCCAAGTAAAAGATATGCTGGATAGTCTACCGTTCGAGGTTGTCGGTGAGGTGCGCGTCTATCGCCCCAGCCCAGCCATGCTAAACGACATCAAGAGTTATCTTCTTAACCTTCACGTCACCTCCTAACCCACCGCCCCCGCCACGGCCAGGCCGCCTGACCCAGACGGCCCAAGACCCTAATCACCCCTTCCCGCCCGTCCTGCGCCCTCTGGTGGCCTCTGGGACGGCATGGGAACGGCTACCCCTCACCCTATGAAATTCACTTGGACGATGAAAGAGCTTGCCCCGCTTAACAGCGGAAAGACCAGCCTAAAAACTCACCGAATTAACTGCCTCAAAATGGCCCGTGCTTGCGTCATCGAACGAAAGTCAGAATTAAACGCCTACGCCCCGACAAGCAAGGCACTTGCTGAAGTCAAGCAACAGCTTGACAGGGAGCTTGAAAAGCTGGGGTCAATCGGAGATAGCAACAGTCTAATTGAGTAGACTAGACCTTATGACCCTCGCCCTATTCACCGTCGACGGCCTAACCTACGGCATGACCCTGCCCATGGCATTGGAAAAGCAGGCCCTATGCGCAAGGGGGGAAGTGAGGATTATTGAGTGACAATACCTAAAGACCTTACTACGGCGTTTATCGCGCCATACATCCACTATGATTCAGGTACACATCACCTACTGGACGACCATAAACAAAAAGCGCGAGAAGGCCGACTACTACTCCAACTGCTCCACCACGGAAGAGGCGGTCAGGGACGTTGAGCGGTTCCTTGACGGACACGAGCCAGGAGACATAATCAGCGTTCACTATAACCGAAAATAGCTATGGGATACCAAGACGACGTTAAGCAGACCAACGGATGCGCCCTTATCGCGGCTGTTCTAATCAGCGTCTTCATTTCCGCCATGGCATTGGTGGCGACGGACGCCAATGCCGCGACCTTCAAGACAGGCAAGGTTCAGAACGTGTATTTTGACGGCTTCGTCGGCAGGAAGGTCGGGACGTGCGGAGACTTCGTTTCCGACGTGGCCGGGTTCTCGCCGTGGAGGAACAAGTCAGTAAGGACGATGACTGACCTGCATAGAATCACCGTAGACGCGAAAGTAGGCAAGAAGGAGCCCGTGAAGGCTGGAGACGTAATCCTCTACGACTATGGGAACGTCATGCACGTCGACATCATCGCCGAGATTCAGGAGGTTCAGATGGGCACGGACACGATGGTCATTGCCCACGTCTACGGCTCCAACACGGGAAACGACAGGACGGGCTACGAGCGGTGGATTTTTCCGGAGCACTACGCCACGATAGTCGGGTATTCCCATACTCCGCTGACGGTGAAATGATATGCCGTACACCTTCACGCCAAGACCGCCGACAGGATGGCAGACGGAAGAGGACATCACCGAGCACCAGATGCGAGCCATGATGCGCCTTCACGCGCTGGAAGCAAAACAGTCGACAAGGGCCTTCGGCCTTCTAGTCCTGATTATGCTCGGCGTGGTGGGGCTGGGGCTGCTGGGAGCGGTTCTTAACGGCTTTATTGTCCTATGAGCTACAAAATCCTAAGATCCATATGGTTTAACTTCATAGGCATCGTGGCAATCGACAGCGACGGTCACGGCTGGAAATGCTATATCGGGACTGGAACAGGTTACGATGAGGACGCCGACTGCCAGCTTATAGCTGGTGTCGGAATGCCTACTGGCAAGGCGATAGCCGTGGCTTCCTTCCCATCGCTGGACGCGGACAAGTTCATCAGCTGATAAGATTAACCTAACCCCACCAACCACAACGCTATGCATCACCTTACAATCCTGCTGGTAAAGGCAGACGACAAAGAAGAAGCGAGGACAAAGGCGGACAGCTTCCTTGAGCCTCACGGCGAGGGAAGGATTTGGGACTGGTATCAGGTCGGCGGTCGCTGGTCGGGAGTGCTTGACCCGCACAGTGACGCCTTCTATAAGTGGGCGGGAACGCTGGTGGAGCACGGCTTCGCCTGCCGGTGGATTGACGACAACAAGAAGCTGTTGCAGGACAAGTGGGAGGAGATGGGCGGCAACGGCGACAACCCGCTTACCCGCAACGGAAGCATCGGCTATCGCGGGGACAACGGAGACGACATCATGCCCCTGTCCTCATGCCTTGAGGCGGTCAAGTGGCACTCCGTCACCGACAAGGAGGCCACGCTTAAGGAGCTTGCCGACAAGTTCAACGCGGAGAAAGACAGATGGGCTAAGGCGTTCGCCGCCGAGCAGTATTACAACGTGGCAATGGGACATTTTTATTTCGAGGCTTCCGTCTACAACGTGGAAGACTACGGGATTGAACTGCCTGAAGACCCGACTGGATATTGGGCGGTAGTGATTGACATGCATAATTAACCAAACCCCCATGCTCACAATCCCCGAACAGCAAATCCCGCTGACCCTTCTGGCAAAACAGGTCAAAGAGACCATGAGCCAGCTCCGTTGGCTCACCAGGAAGATAACGGTAAAGAGGTACAAGGCAGGAGGAGAGTTCGACTATTACGTCCACCTTCCAAAGATTGCTTCCACGAAGGTGGGGAACGTCATCATGGTGTCGAGGGAGGAGGTGTTGAGGGCTGTTAAAGAGGGGCTGATACACCCTTGCTGATATGAACCTCACAATAAAACGAAAAGCAATCTTGAACTGTTCCGAAAAACCAGACTTTGATAAAATAAAAAAGATAGACTTTAGCAAGATAAGGCTGGTCGGATTGACCAGACTAAAGAAGAACAAAACCCCCTAATTCCCCACCAAAAGGCGGCTCATCTGACCCATGTGCCGTCTTTTAGTTATCAATAAACACGGTTGTTGATAAGTCCTGATGACAGGATTTTCTGGCTATGGTAGAATTGGATGGCTTCAATTTACTACCCTATGAACAGCCTTCGTCATCAGCAAGTCCCTACCATGCGTTTATCTCCTTCACAAGAGGGTAGATTGAAGCGGCGCATGGTGGGGGCTTTTTGTGTGAAGAACGCCTAGACCGTATGGCCTTTATTTGCTCCCAATGCTCGAAGGAAGTTCAGGCCGTCACCAAGGCCGGAATTTGCGCGTCATGCAACGAGGACAACAACAGAAACGCCAAGGGGCCGAATGAGACCAAGAAGCAGCTCTCTAATCAGCGCATTGCCTCCATGTTCGTCATACAGCACAAGGACAACCTCCTGTATGACAGCGAGACGGCCTCCTTCTGGCTGTACGAGGAAAACTCATGGCGTCCGTTCAGCCAGGACGAGATGCGCGAGGCCGTGGCGACCCTCATCTGGAACGCCAACCCCACCAACGGAATGACCGAGGGAAAGCAGGACGACATCATCAAGCAGGTACGCCAGTACGTAGGCCCCCGCTCCGTGTTCAACTTCAAGGACGACAGCGGCAAGCCGATACGCTTCGGTCACAAGGTGCACGGCGTCGAGGAGAAGGGGATAGCGTTCAACGACAGGGTGCTGCTGTTCGAGACGATGGAGACGGTCGAGCCCTCCAATTCCCTTGACAGGCTCTCGCTGGTAAGCCTTGACTTCGACTATTCGGACATCGAGAACGCCAGCGGGGATGTGTTCATGCGCTACCTTCACCAGACATGCACGAGGCCGGACGGGTCGCTTAACGAGGGCATGATCTTCCAGTTGCAGGAGTGGGCCGGATTCGTGCTGTCCAACTCGAAGAAGGAGAAGTGCCTCATCGTGAAGGGACGGGGCTCCAACGGCAAGTCACCCTACCTGAACATCCTGCGCCACATGGTCGGACCGACGAGGCACACGGCCATCAGCCTAGACAAGCTCTCCAAGGACAAGTTCGCCGTGGCGCGGCTCGTAGGCGTCAAGCTGAACGCCAAGGGGGAGGAGCAGGGCAAGGCGGTCAACCTGACCCTGCTCAAGGAGATAATCAGCGGGGAGCCGCTTGAGGCCGAGCGCAAGGGCAAGGACGGCTTCACGTTCTGCCCCCATTGCCGCATGTGCTTCAGCACCAACGACCCTCCGATACTCAAGGGCATGGGCTTCGCCGAGCTTCGGCGCATACTGATAATCCCCTTCCAGCACACGATTGACGAGAGGGACGCCGACGACGGGCTGACCGACAAGCTGAAGAGGGAGATGCCGTTCATCGTCAGGTGGTCGCTTGAGGGGCTGAAAAGGCTG